GGTTTAGCAGCTGATAAGGCAGCCAGCAGTTTGAGTCATGCCTAGACATTTATGTCAGTTATGTAGTTATAATGGTGGTACTAGCCAGTAGTCCGGACGAGGGATCAAGAACCACTCCAACTACTGGCTAGTTTTTATATTTGTGGGGCGAGTTTTTGATTATAAGTGTTAACGACTCCGCAGCACTTAGTCATCCATGTACGCGTGTCTGTGTATGGGTCTACACCAATATCAAATGGCACTAATGTTTCATGGCAAACTTCGCAGCTCTCGGCCAAGTAATGCGAGGCATCATAAGCCCCATAAAGTTTCTTTAGTATTGAAATAAACATTTCATCTTTACTGTCCATCATTAGCCCTATCTCTAATGTTTTGTGTTTCTTTGGAAAGGCACTTGTAAACATCTGTCAGTAAGTCTGCACAATGCTCACAGTCCATGCTTCTTAAATTGCGTGTAAGTCTGATCAATGTCATTAGTGTTGTATGAAATTCCAACTCCCACCTACTCATTTCATGTAGTCCAAAGCTATAAAGGTGTCACATGGAAATTCCTCCGCACACACAATGCAGTCCTTTAAGTAACGGCAGTTGTCACAGTTTTCATCAAGTGTGTTGCACACTAGGCACAATGTCTGCTTGTGTTCATGCCTGTAATGAATAGCCCGGGCGGCTTCAATGGCCTCTTGTAGGTCAAATAGATCGGTACACACACAATGGCAGTGATTGCTGTGTTCTGGATTAGTCATTGTTTGCTTTCCTTTCCGCAGAATTGGCAGGGGCTACCAATGTAAGACCAGCCACCGCAGCTGCATCTAATAACGTCTGCATCTGTCATGACCTATCAAACTTGGGATCGCATTGTGGCTCATCCTGACAAAAGTAACCAGCGTAAGGCTTGCCTGTCTTTTTGCTTATGCCACTTTTTCTAATCATTGCCCCATGGAGGCACATAGGCACTAATGTCTCATCCTCATCAGTGCCTATGCCCTCATCCATGGCTGGTATAGATAACCATGGGTCGGCTTCCATGGTGTCGCTGGGTGGCTGCTGCACCACCTCTCTTGGCTTGGCTGGCCCGGGGGCTTGTCGCTCTCGGCTGCCCATAATTTCCTCTTTGGTGCTAAGGCCCTTAGATGTTCCAATGTTTAGGCTGGCACATGCGCGACCCCAACAAGCTGTTTCTAAGTTCTGCAGCTCTGATCCATTGGTGTATGGACTTTTGCCCACAATTAGTTCAGATGCAGTGCCAATGCCCGGCAGTGGATCATCAGATGTTCTGTAGGCTCTGGCTACGCCCCACATCTTTAATGGGTCACCATCCATAACACCCATAAACTCAAACTGGATTGAACCCTCTGGGTACTTTTCATAGAACATGGCTACACGCTCGGCCACTGTTACATAGTTGGAGATGTCAAAAGCCATTAGATTCTCCACCCGTCTTTCCACATTGCTTCCTCAATGGTTGGCCCATGCATCGCACGATATTTGGCTCTAAGTTTCATGCGATGTTGTGACTCAATGTAGATGCCCGTAAAGATACCTAAGCCAAACAAAACTGATGCGTACATAAGAATGACTATGGTGTTCATGCTGACACCTGACTTAGCCACTGAAAGGCTGTACCCTCAGCTGCATCAAATGTGTCTAGGTCATTTGCAATGTAGTTATCTGTGACAGGGACAAATACGTCCCAGTTGTTGTTGATGTTTTGCTCAATAATTACAATGTCGTGCGTATCTGATGCCACAAAAATAGTGTCATAGATTTTGTATGTGTTTAACATGCCCTGATTTCCTATTCTTAGTTGTAAGCCTTGGCGCTTACATAAATAGTTTTAACACGTGATACAGGACTCGCACAAGCACTTTGAGAATACTGGCGTGTTGTGGCTTGTGTCTATGTGGTTTTGGACCACAAGATGTAGTGCATCAACCTTATTTATCAAGTCTGGTAAGGATTTTCCGCCATTGGCATAGGGCTGGATGGCATAAGTCATAGTGTCTATGTAGGCTTTTATGGGTTTAACTATTCCCCATTTAACTAGCATTCCTACAAGGGTCAGGATCGCAATAAGAGCTGCTGCCAGTTGCCCGGCATTGATTAACTGTGTCATGAGATGGCCAACTTAATTTCCCTTGTAGTTATTACGGCCTTGCCATTGGCCTTAAGCATGAATGCCACTGGCTGGCCTTTAGTAGATTGGAATAGCCAGACATCCTTTACAAAGGTAGTCGCGCCTTTTTTAAGGCTTACAGTCTGGTAGCCAGTTGAGTCTCTAATCCCTTGTGGATCGCGTGTCCAACGGATTGTTAGTTCAGTAGCACCACCGATTTTAGGTGTCTTGATGTTTAGGTAAGCGGCAAATAATGCCCCGGCAACAGAGTCAGCGTTAGGAATAACAGTTAACAGGCCGTCTACCTCTAAGGCAGTCCACACGTCAGCTTTGAGTGTCTGTGTAGGTATCTTTGATGAGGCATCAGATTTACGGCTAATGTATTGGCTCATGCGTCTATCCACTTCTGGGGATTTTTGTGCTTAGTTGGATTCCAAGTACGCTGTGACAAAATCTGGAAATGTAAGTGTGGCGCAGTGCTTCGACCTGTATTCCCAGAAAGCCCGACATAATCGCCCTTGGCAATGCGCTGGCCAACCTGTACGCCAACCTTGGATAGGTGGCAGTAGCCAGCCCACAAGCCTGCTGTACCGTCTGGAAAGCGGTTATTGTCTACTATTACATGTAGGCCAAAGGCAAAGCCCCAGCCTTTCTTGTAGATGTGTTTGCCTGCGTGTACGACAGTTCCACCCACAGCTGCGTAGACAGATGTGCCTACTGATGCGCGGTAATCAATGCCCTTGTGAAGTGTGCCATTACGGTACTTAGCCCCGTAAGGAAATGTAACAATGCCTAATCTAATCGGTTTCATCTAAGTTGGCCCTGCCATAATTGGTGTATTCAGGGTTAAGCCAGTTAATAAGAATAGGCAAAGCTGATACAAGGCCAATAGTTAGTGCCGGGTGAATGCCTAAAGTGTCTGCATTAACAAGCAACCAACCGAGCACACCTGCGCCAAATACCTTTACAAATGAGGCAACTGGACTATGTGCAAACCATGTTAGGAATGTCATTATTCACCCTTAGGCAATGGCGCAAAAGATGCTTGCATTTCTAAATGAGCAGAATATTCCTCGTCAGTCATTTCTCGAACTAGATCATCAATTTGGATTAAAGGTTTTTCTGTTGCTTTTGTTTTTGCAGTTGCCATTAACTTATTCCATATCCGTAAACGTAGATTGTTCCACCTGTTAAAGTTCCACTAGCTGGTGTGATTGTAAAATCTGTGTATGAAGTGTTATTTGATAAAAGGCCACTAAAAGAACCAAATAGACCATTGTTATCATCTAAATAACTACTGTTGCAAAGTGTATTTTTAGTCAAAAACGGATTAATTAAATCCGCTCTCAAACAAATACCATTGGCCCAACCAAAACCAACTACGTTCCAATTGGCTTGGTTGTTTGTTCCACTTGATGTCGGTGCGCCGCCCGTAACATTTGATAAAATTGTTGAACCATAAAAACCCGAGGCTGGACTACCGACTCTTAAACTTAGATTTGCCGCTCCGCCGACACCACCCGAAACAATAATCTTGTATGCGTCATAAGTTGCGCTAAATGCGCCAGTGACGTTTACAGATGAAACAGCTGAACCAATTGTCTGTTTTTTGATTAAACGTAGTCCGGGGTAAGTTCCGCCCAAAGCAGTAAACAGAGTAGTATCAACCGAGCTGCCAAGTGTGCGAATTGCGCTTGCACCGTCCTTGACATAAGCAGTGTTGTCAGGTGTTGTCCACGAGTAGTTAGTGGTTGTTGCCATTATAGATCATCCCATTCTTGTGTACTTGGAGTATAACCTGCCCAAGTTGTGGTTGGTGGTATTTGATCCCAGATTATACTCAAATAAGTTTCGGAGTATGCCGAGCAGGTCAGGGCAAGTTCGGCGGTGTATCTGGTCAAGTTCCATGTGTAGCCCTCTACAAAGCCGTCAAAGGTCGTTCCAAAGACTGCTGGCAGTGCGCTGGTATTTACTCGTAGCCCGTTGTAAACGGCTGCTAGAGCATCCCTAGTGGCATCGCTGACTGTTGGCGAGTGCAATGGGATTGTAATTGTTTCTGGGTACATTCTTGGGTATGCGCGTGACTCTAAAAAGTCTTGCGCTTGAGCCAAAGCATCGGCGCTATTATGAAGCTGCGTGGTACGTGATCCAGATAACTGGCCGTATTGAATAATGCTGTTTTCATCTCGGGCTACTTCTGTACCTGCCCGGTATGTAACGTTAACATCGTTAACAATTTCACCCCATTGTGCAGCTGTACGTAAACCTCGGGCAAGAATGTCATCAGCTGTGAGAGTTAATGGAATGGCAGTTGCTCGACTGGCGTAATCATCATAGTGCAGATCGCCAGCGCCACCCTCCCAAAGTACGCCACGACCAGAGTTAGCAGCTTGTTGCGCCAAGGTATAAGCATCATCCTCACCAGATGAGTAGGCCTGTAATTCATAAACACCCGGCACATCAACATTGGCAGTTAGGTTATCAACCAAAGCCACATTGGTTGCATCATAACTAGCCCAAGTTGTTTCAGTTGGCAGATCGTTCCAAGTAATAGTTGGGCCAACATCTGACCATGACTGCAAAAAGGCTTCACTAAGGATGTTTAAGATTCTTGTGCCGTCAAACTCTTTAGCGTATCCAGCAGCCCCGACTAAGTGGCGGTTAAGCTGCGACAATGGGCCAACGGCTGTAATTGAATAAACGGCAATTGAGCCATCTGATCCATAGGCTTGCAGGCTTATATCAATGTCAGAAATAATGCCAGCAAAGATTTCTTGAGTGCCTGATGTTCCCTTGTCAATAGAGATTGATACGGACTGACTCAAGGCAACTGCCAAAGGCGTGTCGGCATCTGTCCAAAGGCTAATTGAGGCAAAGCCGGGCTGTGGTTGCGTAGTTACATCATTACGGCCAGATCGGATTGAGATAGATGAGATGGTGTTATCCGCGTATGTTGTAGCCCCTGCAAAGGTCACAGTTGGGTACGGATCGTAAGTGGTCACAATGTAGCCCCGACTAGATTAACTGCGCCTGTACGGCGTGAGGAGTCTTGAAGTAGGCGTTCAATGCTACGGCGAGCAGACTCACCATCAATAACACCATTCATGATTATGGTTACGCCTTGGCCACCATTGTCTGGGCGAATTGATCCCGAGCCACTAGGCACAAACATTTCAGGCCCAAACTCGCCAACCCTTGTCATTTGACCAGCAAAAACTGGGCCACCAGCTGCGCGTGATGTATAGCCAAGTGCCTTACCTAAACGAGAGTCAGCAAACTTTGGACCCTCGCCCGGGTTAATGCTAATAAAGTCTAGAATCTTGCCACCCAAATCTCGGGCTTTCTTGTAAGCATTTGCTACTGCGTTAATGCCGTTGGCTACGGAAACTAATGCATTTGCAAGCGTCTGCAATGAGCCAGAGGATTCATCGCCATCGGCGGTTATTGTTGTAAACAATTTGCCAAAAGCATCGCTCAACGCCTTTAGTGATGTACCAAGGCTGTATGCCCCAGTATCGCCAACACTTGCGCCTAACTCAATGGCTCTGCTACTTAGACCGTTTGGATCATCGCCACTAAAACCTTTTGCAACTTGGTTAACTTGTTCTAGCAAAACTTTAAGTGTAGGTAGTAATGCCACACCAATAGATTCTTTTAGTTCGCCTACACGCTCTGTAACGATAGCCAACTGACCTGCATAGGTTTCAGTGTTGGCTTTGGCTGCGCCACCAAACAAACGTACAAGTTCGCCTTGGACTAGATTGAAATCGCCAGACTTCTTGATCGCATCATCTAAAGGAATGCCTAACTTAGTTAATGCACCTATGTTGCCGTTGTAAGCCTTTGAAAGTGTCAGCGATACGGTTTCAAGGTCTTTACCTGTAGCTGCGGAAATGTCCATCGCAAGGTTTGTCAGTTGTTGGGCTTTGCCTACATCGCCAGTGGCTCGGGCTAGGTTAGCCAGTGCCGGGCGCAACTTAGTATCAGCGACACCAAAGGCCAACTGTTGTTTAGTGATGTAATCCTCGGTGGATGCTATCTGGGCATCAGTGGCATTAGTCGTATTCTTTAGGGCTTCGGCTAATTGCTTTTGTGATGCTTCATCCTCAACGGCTGCCTTAACACCATCAATACCAATCTTGATTGCATAAGCCCCGGCAGCTGCTGCGGCTATTGCAAAAGACTTCGCCATAGCCTTTGAGTATTTGCCAATTTTGCTTGAAAAAGATTTGGTGTCATTTTCTGCTTGTGTCAACCCTTGACCAAATTTTGCTACATCAGCCAAAAGGTTGAGTTTCATTGTTCTTACATCAGCCACTTGTCCGACTCCATTCGCCATACACAGTGCCAACTGCTGCTTTCCATCGGCGTGTAATCTCTGGTTGTAATGCCTTTAAGGTTGGGAAAATCCAGTAACCTCTGTTACCCCTACCCTCACGCGGTGTACGCGCTGGGTATTTGTAACCGCCATTTGGAAAGTTACCAGCTGATCCAAATGTGTTTCGATCCGATCCAAACTCATTACCAAATAATAAAATGCCAGCGTTTGCGCCACCCGATGCGCGACCACGCGACCCACCAATAGTGACGTTTGGAATGCGGTCTTTATTCGCTCTTACAGTAGAGGCAACGATAGCGGTTTGGGCTGGCATAGGTGCGCCAACATAACCTGCCATTTTGATTGCCCCTGCTGTCCAAGCACTAATGCTTGCTACATCATCTTTTAACGCTTTCTTGCTGGCATCATCCATTTGGTTTAATGCTTTTAACAAACCACGTAGATCACGCAGATCGGGTTGGATTTTTATGGTCGATCTAGTATCAGCCACTGTGTCCATTCCTCTCTGTTATCAGCTCTACAGCCGTATTGATGTCAGCGAGTGACCATTGGTAAAGATCGGCTAAGGGAATCCCGGTAACAACTGCTATTCTGACGAGTCCGTCAGCGAGTTGTCTTTTGGGCTTTCCTCTACCACCTCAAAGGTTTCAAACTCATTGGTAACCCATGCTTGCTGGCTTGGTAACTTGGTATGCCCTTGGGCCTTAGCGGCCTTGTAAAGCATGCAAGTAATGACATCCAGCGAGCCTTGGCTCATCTTTTCAGCTGC